AAATATCCTTGCTGTCCACTATAAGGACCGTCCCCAAGATACATTGTTTTTTGCTGACCATCTAATCTTTGTTTATCCCAAAAAGAATTATGAGGTTTTAAAACATTACCATCAATATCAAATAATATTCTACAATCATGATCTTGCAAGTAAGCTCCACTCCAATTAGTCTGTATATTTTCTGTCATAGGATAAAGCATACCATCTTGCTCTAAAGATATTCTTACCCAGTTTACATAATCCTGTGGTAAAACAAACCTAAGTTGATCACAAACTTCTAATTCTAATATTTTAATTTCTTTCATTGCATCGTAATTCAATTCTTGAATTCCTCTCTTTGCATGAAATAAAACTTGATATCTGTTTACATTATTTACTATTTCATTATTACCTTGAAACATTAACATAAAATTATTTACAATATCTTCTAAAGATATGTATTGATAAGATCCCCAGTTTGCATCTGTAGGTACATTCTGACTATTCTCGTAATATTGATAATCTGTTATATATGCCATAATTAACTACTTTCTTGTATTTCGTTACTTTCTTCTGTTTTACCAAAGTTATACACCTCTGCTTCTCTAATTTCTATTCCTACATACTGACAAATCTTTGCTATTAAGGTTGGCTCATCAGAATCAGGTAATTCAAATTCTTGAAAGTCTGGTTGAGTAGGATCAAATTGAGGTTCTCCTAATCCTATATTTAAGAAAGTCCATCTTGGTGCTAACGGATACCTTATATACTGAGTCTGTATAGCCCCTGGTTGCAATATAGTAGTAGGGTATACTGTTATGTTATTGTTCTCTAAAGTGTACGCAGGGTATGTTTGATTTGGAGCAGTTAGCATAGAGTTGGTTAAGTAAAATATTTTATTTTGACTTACCCTTTCTACTTCTCTAATTTTTGTATTAGAATATATAACGTAGCTATTACCTATAACTGTAAATATATCTGCACTTAATGTTATAGTCGTAGTATTTACTACTCCAGTAACATATGCTTGTTGGAATGTAGTTGTATTTACCACTATACTTCCTATCGCTGGAGTAGGAGCGGCTGCAGGAATCGTAGTCCATCCAACTGCAGCTCCATCTACTAACTGATTTGCTACTGTAGCAGTAGCGGTTCCTGTAAATAAAGGAGTACTATAATAAAATATTTTATTAATTAAATAATAATCTAATGGTAAAGAATAAACATTAGCATTTACTTGAGGTAAAAATACAGTATTAGAAAAACTATCCATGACCTCTACTAAACCTTTAGTTATATCAGCATAACCTGTGCCTGATGATCTTGCGTTCTGTCTTTGAATCCAATTATTATAGGAATAAAAGTAATCCTCAAACATATCCAACTGTGCTTGCTTAGCATATAAATTAAAATCTTGCGGAGTAATATATCCGTAGTTATTTTTATTTGCTATTGCTAATACAGTATTTCGTACTTCATTTATCGATGCCGCCATATTATATAAACATTTTTACAAAGATAATAAAAAAAAAGAGGCCCACATTTTTTGTAGACCTCTCTTTACTTACTGATATACTTAAACTAATTAAGCATTTACAATACTTGTTACAGCTTTTGGTAGAATCATCTCGTAATAAGGATTTTGCCAAGAAGTAGCTAAAGCTATTTCCTGTGCGTCTAAGATAGCTGTGTAAACATCATGAGTAACTTGTGCTGCAGTTGTTACTGTAGTAGTTGTACCATCAACATAGTCGATTGTAACAGTTGCTGCTGTAGCAGTTGCTGTAGCAATTGCTTTAACTCCATCAAGGCTGATCAACTGACCAGTGATAGGAGCATTCGTAATTTTAAGAAATTTTGCCATTTTATAAAAAGGTTTTAATGGGTTAATAAAGTGCAAATATACATAAAAAAAAAGCACCCTTTTAAGGTGCTCTTTCTGTTGTATGATTAGAAATTATTTATTTTTCTTTAACATATTTTTAAGTAACTTATATGTCTCTACTCCCTCATCAGTTTGTAAGTAAGATCCTACTATATCATTAGCATCTTCTCCATAAGGAACAGTTAACATTTTACTTTTATTTTTAGCAAGATTAAAATAAACATCTCTTCCATTATTTCTTAATCCTAATAAGTTAGCACTGAAGAACTTAACTACATCATCTGCAATTTGTAATGCGGGATCATTAAGAATATCAATAAAGTCTTCTGGATAGTTTCTTGAGAATACAAGAATGTCTCTTTTTAATTCAGCAGTGCTTAATTTATCTGCACCTCCTCCTAATAGAACTCTACCAACTGTCTCAAGCATAGCAATATCTAAGTCTCTTGCTAAAATTTGAGCGTCTAAGATTAATTCTTCGATTTCTAATTCTTCAGCTGCATCTTTAGCATCATCTATTTGCTCATATATCATCCCGTTACCAGGATGTAAAGCTAAAAAGTGTTGTAGAACTTGATTAGTTCTATCTACAGTTAAAAATCCATCTTCAAAAACAATAGGCTCCATAATAGCATTACCATCTTGCTCTTCCTCAAAAGGTGTCTTTTGGTTTCTTGCATAACGAAGTGGTTTATTAATACCTGTTTCTTCATCAAAATAAAGTAATGGGGATCTTTTGTTGTGGTGAGAGTTTAACATAAAGCACAATGGTGCTACGTCTCTCTTTAATCTGTACTGTTTTGTAACTGGTGTTGTTGTCTTTTTCATTTTATTATAATTTAATTAAAGTTAAAAAAAAGGGGAGGAGTTTAACCCTCCCCTAAATTAATTGTGCTTATTAATCTCTAAATAAGAAGAAGTTGTTTGCACCTAAAGTACATACAGCTCTTTCCGATAAGAAGTTAACTGTCATCGCATCTAAAGAAGATGTTCTTGCTCCACCAGCAGAACCAGTGATCCAAGTTTTGTAACGTCTGTCTTCAGTTTCAGAAGCTCTGTATCTAACGTGTAAGAATGGTCTCTTAGCGTTCTTACCTAAGATTTGGTCATATACAGTTGTAGAACCAGCTGGAACCATAAGTCCATTGATTGCACCACCTGTTAAACCACCTCTCATAGTAGGATCGTTTAAGTATTTCCAGTCTGACTTATAGAAATCATAACCTCTTCTGAATCCTGTAAATCCTAAGTTTAAAGCCATCTCTTCATCATTATCAAATAAACCATATGAAGTACCACCCGCTCCGTAAGAGTTTTGAGCAGCTAACATATCATCAATATCAAATGAGAACTGACGGTTAACAAAGATTACATTTTCCTCAATAGCACCTTGCTTATCAAGTCTTTGGATTACTGAATCGAAACCTGCAAGAGCTACTGGGTTACCCCCGCTCCATACATTTCCTCTTGTGTTTACTACATGGAAAACTCCTTCAGAACCTTTGTTTCCTACTGCACCACCTGCTCCAGCTGCACCAGATCCTGGCTCTGCAGGAACCGCTTCAACCATTGCAGTTTCTAAGTAATCTTCAAAACGAAGTCTTGTTTCGTGCTCAGACTTTAAGTACCATAGGTATCCGTTAGCACCATTTTCTGTAGTTACCTCAACCCATCCAATTTGAGCCATGTCAGAACCATTTACTTCGTAAGTATCCTTAATGATAATTGGAGAGTTTTCAAAAATATAGTCTTGAGCTTCGATAGAACCAGTCATTCCTAACTGACCTTTCTTAAACTCAGATCCATAAATAAATATACTACTGTTTACTCCTGCCGCTACTGCTTGACCACCTGCTTCATAGTAAGCTACAGTTATTGTAAAAGGAGCTGCTGCTGAAACATTTGTTACAATTGCTTTGTTGCTTAATACTGAACCAGCAGTCTCATCAGAAATCATCACAGTTTGACCTACTCTGATTGCTGAAAAACCATTAGCTGGAGCACTTGAAGCTGGAGCTGGAGGGTTAACTTGAGCTGTAGGGATAGTCCATACTGCTACGTTAGCCGCTGCTGCTGCTGCAGACGTACATGCTGTATACTTAGTGTGTAACCTTCCTTGCTCAGCCCATTTAATAAGGTCAGAGTTAGAAGGCATTTCAGCACCAACCATTCTTAAGAATGATGCTACTGTTCTATTACCATATCTTTCAAATTCTTTTTCATAAGTATCAGGAAGATACTGAGAAAGAAAATCAAAGTTGTTAATATAATTTGTTGCCAGGGCTACTTGTTGTCCACTTGGTTGTAGATCAAATCCTGGAGGTGTAATTACTGCCATTTTTTTTAATTTTTTTAATTATTATTTGTGTTTTATACTTCTAATTTTGAGTCCCTTACCACTGCTATTATCGCCTACAGCTCTAATCTTCAATCCATCTTTGTTGAAACTTTGTGGGGCTTTACGAATATCCATATTAATGTTTTTAGATTTTTTAGAAACATTATCTACAGCTTCGGTCATTCCCTGATTATAAAAGAATTCAGCAAATTTGTCAAGATTCATAGCAACTGACATAGCTCTATGATATCCCTGAGCGTCATTCATTAATCCACTGTCTTTATCCATGTATTTATTCACGAAATTATTAACATTAGATTGCTTACTTTTCAACTCAGCACTATCACCAGGTTTAAACATAAAACTTTTTTCCCCGACATTGAACTCAAAACCTTTGAACTCATCGTTAAAAACCTCATTGGTTTTAGTAAGAAAATAGTCATACCTTTTCTTCTGTGCTTCTTTCGCACTGGTAGATTCCTCTACATAACTTTTATAGCTATTAAATTCCTCCATGGACTCTCCAGATAATCCACCCCCACTTGACTCAAGAGGAGCTTTATATTTATCTTTTTGTTCATTTAAAAACTTTTTAGCCTTTACAAGTTCTCTTTTCTTTGCTCTCTCAATCTTCTTAATGTGAGATGGTTCATCTAAATCTTCGTCATAACCAAATTTATCTACCATTAAGTCTTTAATATCCTCACTATCTAAACCTTCTTCAGTTTGAGAATAATATTGAGATAACAATTTATCACTGTCCATTTCATCATAATTTTGTTGTAATTTTACAAAATCATTAATTCCTCTTCCAGTTTCTTTTTTGTACTTAAAATACGCTGCAACATCTTCTGGTAAATCATCGTTTGATTCTTTTGTTTCAAACAACTGATCTACTGATTCGATATCTTTATCGTATCTATTTTTAATATAAGAAAGAACGTCTGCATCTTTTAACTCTGATGCTTGAGTTTCTACTTCTTGTTGATCCTCATTCTTTAATTCTAATTTTTCTACTGTTGAATCTGTATTTTCTGTTGATTCAAACTTCTCTTCATGTTCTTTAAGTAGCTTTTCTTCCACTTCTACTTTGGATTTTTCAACCCCAGATACGTCTTTTACTGTAAATTTATTCTCTTCCATTTTATTTAATTTAATTTAGGTTACAAAGTTAATATTTATTTATTTATTTTTTTTAGCCTTTCTTTCAGCCTTCTTTTTAGCTCTATATGCTTTCATAGCCTGCCTTTTAGCCGCTCCTTTTTTCCAAGATCCAGCTGCAAATCTTTCTGCTCTTTTTTTACTTTTAAATTCATAAACTTCTCCTGCTTTTAAAGCTTCTTTAAAAGATTGCGGCCTGGCCTTTTCATCCCCCTTAAATGTAATAGAAGGTGCAGCATAATGTCTTACCTTTTTTTTATCTCTCCCATTGTCAACAACTTTAGGCTCATTAGGAAAAAACTCCATTTTTACAGTAGCGTTTCTCCCTGACTTATTTCGTTTAAGGTTTCTTAAATGTTTCTTACGACCTCTTTTTATTGGATCAGTTGGCATACTATCTTGGGTTAAATTCTGCTAAATCAAATCCATCTAAACTATCTTCATTAGATTCAAAGTTCATAGCAGGTAAATTTCTTTTACGTTGTTCAATCATTTTAGATTGTTGGGTATTACCTTCAGCTATTCTTTGAGACTTACCATCCTCTTTCTTTTGTTCCCGCATGTCTATTTGCTCTTGCTCCATACCCCTAAGCTGCATGTTGTAATTAAACTCAACATCCATTAGTCTACGCTTAAGCTCAGCTTCATTGTTTTGTTTCTCAATTTCAAAAGAAATCTCCGCTTGTTTAATTTGTATTTTAGCTTGTATCTCGGCTTGAGTTTGTTGCATTTTAGCTTGAGCTTGAGCTTGTTGTAATTGTTGAGCTTGTTGGTTTTGCATAGCTTGAGCCTGTTGAGTTTGTTTTTGTTTTTCAGCTTCTGTTTGCTTACGCTTTACTTTTAATAATTGATTAGCCATTTTTAAATTACTAATCGTTCTAATATCAATAGCGTCTTCTAAGTCAATACCTCCATTTTGTAAAGCCATCTGTATATTCTGTTCTAACTGTTGTTTTTCTTCTTCATCAGGACTCATTTCAATAAAGATTCCAAAGTCATATATATAAAGATTTTTAATCTCTTCTAAAATACCTAAGTTATATTTACCAATCTGCATCGCAAACTCATCTCTGAAATCTGCATACTGTAAAATATCTGCAGTCCTTATTGAAAGAGCTTCAGCTAAAGTTTTTGTTATATATAAACTTGCATTTAATATATGTCGAGTAGCTACATTAGAATTTAAAGCAGCTAACTTCTGAACTCCAACTAATGAATTTGGATCTGGCATCGAACCATCACGTGCCTCATTAAGACCTGTTACTTGTCTTAACATTCCTAAGTAATGATTATAATTACCTATAAGCATTTGCATCTTACTTTGACCACTGCTTGAAGTTAATTGAGTAATAGGCACTTTAGCATTATTAAACTCACCGTCTTGCGTATAACTTCTACCTACTACACTACCTGTTTGAAAATATAATCTTAAAGCATCCTCTGGATTATATGCCGCTCCTGTTCCAAGATCAACTTCACTTAACCCGTCAGCATCTATAAACACACCATCAGGCACCACTTTAGATACTACCTGTTGTATTTTTAAATGACTTATTTGAATTAGATCAGCAAAAGGAATCATTCTTCTTACTAAAGATTCTAAAACACCTTTATACATTCTTGGTGCACAAGCCACATAATTTGGCATAGCAAATTGATTAGCAGAATTAGGCCTTACCATATTCTCCATCATTTGCCATTTCAGAATAATGTTTGTCCCCATAACCATTACACCCTCATACCAAACGTCAATTCTTTTTTCTACTTTTTCAAAGCCACCCTCATCCATCATTTCTTGTGGAGGATTAAACTCATCATTCTTTTCTACGGTTTTATAAGTACCCTCTGCAGTTTTTTTCTTTTTATATACAAAACTATTAGTAGTCTTATAATTAAAATATAATAAAGTACAAGTATCTCTGGAGAACATACTGTTCTCATACATCTGTGCTACATTGTAATAATCGTACCATGACTGGCTGTATTTAGATATTTCCTCCATTTGTTCGTTAGTAATATCAGGATCAATCTTTATTAACTCTGTAATAGGTAGAGTTTTAATTTCACCCCAATAAAAACAGTCTTTAAAATAAGGATCTTCTGTATAACTATAAACAACATTAGCAGGATCAACATAGTCTACCTTAATACCATCACCTGGTTGAAATGAGTGTCGAGTTATTCCTATACCTAATGTGGCAATATCATAATCCACTCTTTTACGAATGTCTACATAATGATTCTCTTCCAACATAGTATTGATAGCAATTTCATTTGCAATCTCAATCCCTGGCTTATAATTAAGTTGCATATACAACTCCATCTCCGAATCACTCTGCGGTAAAGTTTCAGGATCAACATTAAACATTTGAACTTGAAAGTCTTTTTCTATTTGTCCCCACAACTGCTCTGCCGCCACATTAGTCTCAACCATTGTTTGAAACTGATTTCTCTTTTCTGCTGACATAGCATCTTGAGCAATACAATTAACTTTAAACAATCTGTCTGACATTCCATTAACAACAATGTCTACAAACTTAGGTATGATAGGCACAGGAGTCCAGTCTAAATTTAAATATGATAAATCTCCGTCTACTGCTAATTCATTTTTATACTTAGCAACTGATTGTTCTCCACGAGCATAAAGTCTTAATCTATGAAATTCATTCCATTGATTATAGAACCTACAACGCATTCCATCTTTCCTAAACCATTCGTACTGTATTGCTTGCCCTACCTGTAATCCAAACTCATCTGTTGCTTTTTGTTTATCTGTAGCAAATTGATTAGGGAATACAGCAGAACTAATATTTATTTTGACATCTTTCATGTGATTATTTGACTTTTGTTGCTGGTATTATTATATCTTGCAAAGTTAACGATTATTTTTGATTGTTGTTTAGATGGTGTATATAAGTGTTTCTGATTAGCCATAATAGCTAAGCCAGAACTAATAGCTGCATCAAACTTAGTTCTGTTACTAATATCAAACTTTGCCCAGTCTTCTAATGTTTTCCCAAAATACATAGTACCCATATCTCCTGCATCCCTATATTCTCCATTAAAATCTATTCCTACATATTTTTCTATATAAGATTCTATAGCTGATGCGTGTGACTGTTTTACATCTTCAGAAGTGTTAGGAATTCCACCTAATTCTCTTTCTGTTTTAGATAATTTATTATAAGTTTTATCTGGCCTGTTTAATGAAAATCCTCTATATCCTCTATTTTTAAAATGATATAATAAACGAGGTTTATTATTTTCACAAAGTATAGGCATACCATAAAAAATACAAGCCATT